AAACTACAGTCCCTGTGAACGTAGGTGAAGCTGAGTTGGACTTTAGATTTACCTGAGCCTGTAGCTTACCAATCGCCACTAGGATAGTATCCCCCGCTGCTACAGCAGCACTACTAGCAGTAGAGAGTCCAGTTAGTACAGTAGCTCTTACGGTAGCTGCAAAGTCTGAGATAGTTGAAGCTAGCTGTGTACCTGTGTGGTTGGCACGAGCAAGTAGAGTTGCGTCAGTGCTGTTGGCTGTAGCTCCATTGGCTACGTTGAGAAGTGTGCGTGCTTGAGCTGCTGTAAGCTCTTCTGAGTCACCTGTACCTGCTGTATTTCGTCCAATAATTCTAGCTGTAGCTACATTAGTGAGTACGTCAACTGTTCCGCCTGTTGGGGGAGCGGCGAAAGTGCCATCTCCACGATAGAACGTAGTAGCGTCACGAGTCCCTGCTCCTGCAATCTTAGAGTTAGTAACAGCGTTATCGGCTATTCTAGCGGCTATGACTGCGTTGTTGGCAATCGTAAGAGCACCTGAACCAGTTACTTCGCCAGTGTGAGTAGCGTTTGTAACTTTGGCGTTGTTAGTTGCGATGTTACTTTCCATTGTATCTAAGTTGACCGCCTGAGTGACAGTGATGTGTCCTACCTTAGTAGCATCGCCTGATGGGTAAGTATTTTTTGCGTTGTTAGCTGTTTGGTTAGCTTCACTAAAGGCATTAAGTTTTGTCTTGTCACCGTTTACAAAGGCACCTTCACTTGGTGGCTGTTGAGCTGAGTCTGCTTTGGCACCTTGGGCTGCGGTGGCAAAAGCACCTGTGGCTGATTGTGCGGCTGTACCTAGACCTAGGTTGGTTCGTGCTGTTCCTGCGTTCACCAGGTCAGACAGGTTGTTGGATGGAAGAAGTCCAGTGCTACTTGAAATGGTAACTACGGTCTTAGAACCAGCGTCTGTAACTGTTACTCCTGAGCCCACAAAGTTCATTGTTGTTCTTTGTGTTAGTACCACACCTTCGTCTTCTATTGTATGGCCCCCACTTCCTCCTCCTGCTGAAGCTTCCCATGATGGGATGCCTGAGACAAGAGTAAGTACCTCATCGTTAGTTCCTGCCTTAAGTAATATCAATTCTCCACTTGAGTTGGAGTAGAGTATATCACCCTCTTCATAGTCGAGTCCGACAAGATTTGTAGTAAAAAGTCTTTCTCCTGCTGTGAGGATTCCCTCAATCCAAATCCCTGGGTTTGTTATGTTAAAAGGAAATGCCATATTATAATGCTTGTATGATTAATCTATCTAGGTTAACTTTTGAGTCTGCTTTACTGTATAGTTCTTTTAGTCTACCATACATAATAGTCATGTCTTTAGACATTGTGATTAAGTCCTCTTCTCTTTTACCAATAGAAATTTCTCTGCCGTCCAGATTCTTTTCTCTTAATCGAATCTTGTCCTCACGCTTGAGCCTGTCTTTAGTAACTTTCTTTTCCTCTTCCTTCTTTGTTTCCAGCTTGTCTGTTAGAAGAACAAGTTCTTTTTCTTTTCGTTCTAGTGTAAATAAAATATCCTTTAGCTTTGCCTCTCTTTCAGACTCAAGGGAGTTAAAGGTAAGCGAGTTCTTATCGAACAAATGCTTTAGTCTACTAATTTCTCTAACAGAATCTTCTTGCTCTTGATTCAGTTCTTTGATACGTCCAAGGTGTAACCTCTTTTCCTGTGAGCTCTTCTGGTCAAACACATCACTTTGAGCTACCCTATTCTTAAGGTCTTGGGTTAAGACCTTTAGCTCTTCTCTTACAAAAACAGCACGACTCGTGATTTCATCAAGTCGTGCCATTTCTTCAAGTATATCAGCTTTTGCTCCTTTACGTTCTAGATATAGTTCATTAACTTCTTCCCTTCCTTCTTTAATTAATTTACTTGTCTTACGTAATTCCGCAATCACTGCTGATTTATCTGCCCGAAGAAGACTCAACTCACCTTTCAGTATTGTTGGGTTCTTCATATTTCTATATTAAATTATATTCCAGATGGTGTGATTGCCACACTTACTGTTCCTGCGTTGGTTGCTACTCCTGTTTCAATCATTGACAGTCTCATTTTTAAGTAGCCGATGTTGATAAGAACATTCAGGGCGTTTGTTCCTACGATGTCCCACACTCGTGGAGTAAGGACTGAGGTCGCTCCAGTTGAGTCAATGACAAGACTGTGCCATGTTACTCCGTCGTCTGAAGAATGCTCTAGTTTAAACTTAAGAGTGTTAGCTGACTCTGACGCACCCATTGCATAAGAGATGTCAAGAGAGACTTTCTCTGCACCTGCTACAATAAATTCAAACGCACTATCTGCATAACTTGATGTTAGTGCTTTGTCAGTGAACGCTTGTATTGTCGGTTGGTTTCGGTATCCATTCATAATTATTTCTTAGTCTTAGGACTTACTTCTTTTACCTTCTCCTCCACTTCTTCTTTTACTTTCTTGGGTGTAATCTTCTCAACTTCTGAGCAAGACATAAACGGGTAGACAGATACAAACCAGTTGGCAACATCAGCAGGGTATGACTCTTTTGAATTTGCTTTGATTGTGTAGTTCTCTCCCTTATAACAATTTGTCACATCCTCGACAATAGGGTTACTTAAATTTAGGTAGTTCATATTAAAATTGCAATTATTAATTGTGCCCTAATGGTCACATCTCAAGAGCCATAAGCTCCTGAGTGTAACAACTAGTAGGTTACGCGGTGTAAGAAGCACCGTCACCCTTTGAGCCCCATGCTCGTCTCCAGTCTTTTGTGTAGTTACCCCATCGTCCGTAGATACCTACAGTCAATGTTTTCTTATCTTCATCTACTTCAGTCCAAGGTTGCATAGCTTCCCGTGTGTCGTGGATAAATTTGGTAGCACCTGGAACAAACATGAACCAAGCTGTGTCAGAACCACCGTGGATTCCATCGAAAAGAATACTTGTAGTCATTCCGATTGTTCCTTGGTATACGTTGATGTCGTTGTTCTCTGAACCGCTAATCAATGTAGACTCTGTGATTTGACGACCTAGCTTGTCAAGGGCAAGTGGAAGCGCAAGCGATTCCATTCCTCCCATTGTCAATGGTCCACCTGCATCAGTTGTTTGCTTACGTAGAGCCAGTCGAGCTGTTTCTACGTTAGGCTCTGATAGTACCGCACCGTTACCGTGTGCATTACTTTGTGCAGACTGACCTGGTACTACTGACGGGTGACCTACACTAAATGTAGGCTTGGTGTCATTGTAGTAGTTGTAGCTGTAGCCTTTGATGTTTTCCTTTCGGGTATCAAATCCACCGTTGAATAGTTGTACTCCAGCTTCATCTTGCGAGAAGTTAGAAGCCTTACCAATATCCATAGCTTCATCAAGTTGTGCTCCGAAGTCACGGTCCATAATGTTTTCTCGTGTAACTTCAATCTTTCCAGCGTATGCTGTAAAGTCGACAGACGTAACGTATGTCTTGTATCGGTTTAGTTCATCAGTTGATTCACCCTCATCCTTTCGTTTGATTGTGTTTTCTGATACTTTACCTGTGAAAGTTTTCTGAGCTGAGTCAGAACTTTCTGTTTTTAATAGGGCAGAGATTCCTGGAATGTATAGTTCTGTACCTTGGTCGATTACTTCCAAGATTTCGATTCCTACACCTTTAACCAATTCACCCCACTTACTTCGTGATTCAATCATATTAAGTTATTTAAGTTGGGTTGTTAATTAAGCTCCAAATACTTCTGATTCTATAATGTTCACAATGACATTAGCTGTCTTTGCTCGGTCTACTCCATGAGAGTAATATTGCCCAGTTGTTGCTGAAGCTGTAGATTCGTCAAGCGTATCTTTGTCCAATAGGTCGAAGTGACTTCCTGTCAATGCCGACGCTGCTGTAGTTCCGATATTAGCGTCTAGTTCTGCTGAGTATAGAGACCGTGGGTCAATGTCTACTCGGGCACTAATCTTCGCCACTGTTTCGTTTGTTGCTGCTGCTGTGTATGCTTCACCAATGTTTCCAAGGTATGAGCCATCTTTTACTGGTGTCAGTCCATCTTTTCCGATTAGGGACTCGATGTGTCCAAGCACTGCTGAACCTGCTGTTCCTAGTGCAAGGAAACCTGCGGTTGTCTGAACAGAATCTCCTACTGCAACTACTAGTGAGTCAGTAAGAATTCGTTCTAGCAATAGAGGACCTCCTGCATTACCAAGTGTTCCTGTTTTTTGAATCATTTTAATTCTTTCTTTATAGAGAATTACAGACCTAAACCAGAGAACGCATCACCATACTTACCACGGAGGGCTTTGTATCTTTCTGCATCCATCCCAGTATTTTCTAACACTGTCTTTTCATCTAGTGTTTGTTGTGCATTATATTGCGGTACTGGGTTTCCTCCTGAAGGGCTACCTGTGTAGCTGTCCTCTTCTTTGTCATCTCCTTTGGGAGAAAGGAACCTATAGGCTTCCTCAAGTCGAGTCTTCATTTGTTCTTTAGTTTCTACGTCTGAGAAATTAAATCGTTTAAGTCCAGTTTCAAATCTACCAAAGACTAATCCCGCAGCATCAGATTGGAACTCAGGTTTTGATACCTTGAATTCATCTAGTGCAGACTTGAAGTCTGCTGTGCGTGTCTCCTCTTTACGTGTTTTGAAAGCTTGTTCTATAACATCATTAATGTCTGTCTCTCCGTTTGATAATTTTAACTTCTCAATTGCTTCTTGCTTTTTCTTTCGCTCTTCGATAAGCTCTTCAACATTCCTGTCGAGGCTAGTCTTATGCTTTAGAGATTCCTCTAAAGCAACTCGAGTTGCTTCAGTTTGTTCTAATAGCTTGGCTTCAGAATTTGCTACCGCTTCTTGTAAAGTTTTTATTTGCTCGTCTGTCATTTCATTTGTGTCTCGCCCCCTTATGGTAATACACTTATTTACGTGGCAATGCCCACGACTGGTCGAGTCCAGTATGGCGAGGGAGTTTCCTCCTAGCATATACAAAAGTATACGCTTGCGTTATTAGAATAGACACGTGTCTATCTCATAAGCAAGGTGACATACCCAGAGTTTGGAATAGGGAAATTCTTTTTGGGTACATCACCCTACTCACGAGGAGTTGGGTTGCACTGCCGAGGGTCGCAGTACAGGGTATATTATAACATCTAATTAAATGTTGTCAATAGCAAAACTGTTTTTTCTAAAACAGGTCTTCTGCTGTTACAGGTTTTTTCTTCTTACTGTAGTTAGTACTACGCTTGTAAAAGAAATCTGTATGCTTAGTTGTCAGCACTTCTGTTTCAAACCAGTCTGTTTTTTCTATTAGTTTTTGGTCGATTCCAAAAGGCTGAGGAAAGTCTAAAGCTATTGCCGAACGGTTAAACCTATCTTTAATAAACTCTAGGATTTCTTCCTTGCTTAAGAAGTCTAGTTCTCCATCTTCTAGAATCCAATCAATAATATTTGACTCTGCTTTAAATGCTTTGTGGCAAGCAGCCAACATGTCTTCTTGGGTTTCTTTAGTAAACCATTCAGGCTTTTCTTTCTTGATTAAGTTTACTAGTTCTATCCCAAACATACCGTGGAGTTGTTCTTCTTTTGATGTGGCCTCAACAGCGTTACTAATACCTTTGAACATGTTCTTGTATCTGTTGAACCCCATCATTATTAGAAACTGTGAGAACAAAGATACATGCTCAACAAAAATAGAAAACAAAACGATAGACTTTATGTAGTCCTCGTTTGAATCTGTCCTTGCTAGTCTGTTAGTTTCTTCTAAGTATTCTACTCTCCCTTTAATCGCAGGCACTTCATTGATAGCATCGAACTCACTGTTAAGTCCTAGTATTTCTATCAAGTGTGCGTATGCATCTGCGTGTCTAACCTCCGACTCGGCAAAGGTTGTTCCAACTGCACCTATCTCAGGCTTCGGCATTTTGTAATAAACTTCTCCCCAAAAGTTTTTAACAGCTACTTCTATCTGAGAGATAGCAAGCATAGTTCTTGTGATAGCAGTCTTTTCTGCTTGTGTTGTTCTGGTGTGGAAGTCTTGTATGTCTGATGTGTAGTTGAATTCAGTGTGGACCCAATACGAGTGTCTGATTGCATCTGCGTAAGCAGGCAAGTCAGGATATTCATAGGGCTTTAGCTTAATTCTTTTTTCAAAGATTGAGGACATTTAACCTTCGCATGACTCACAAATCCCTGGTGCTGCTTTGGCATCTTCGCTAACGGCAGCATCGTTATTTTCAAATGGGTCTTTAAATTCTTCTTCTGTAGTATCTTCTTTATTTTCGTTTGTCATTTGATTTTTCTATTAGTGATATAAAGTAACTTGACCTTGCACTTGCTCCACGAATCATATCTCTTTCTTTATCAGAGGATGCTTGGAAGTACAGAGTCTTGTCTTGCTCCTTCAGGTCTAGGTTTATTTGTTTGAACAGTGAAGACTTACCGTAAGTCTCTACCATGTCCATGAGGTCTGACTTCTTTACAGTTGACCCCCCAGGGATATCTGCGTTATAGTAACCGAACTTGTTCAGTATCTTATCAATTGTTTTAATCATATTAATTCATTACTACTGAGCCATTTGCTGTTGAGCTTGTCCCATAGCTTGAGCTGCTGCACCTTGTGGTCCTGGGGCTTGTCCTTCAGGAGCTTGGGGTTGTTCTTCTCTAATAATCTTAGAAGGGTCTAGTCCCATTGAGATTGCTAACTTAGTTAGTGGTTCATCTAGGTTGACACGTTCTCCTCCTACCGCACTTAGAGTTTGGATTTGCTGTAGTAGCATTCCTTGTTCAGCCATTGATGACCGTTCTCTCTTTGGGTCTAGTGCTAGGATGATATCGTAATCGACTCCGTTTCTAATGTACTCAGGAGAGATAGCTGTAATTTCAACGTCTGTTCCCTTCTCAAGAGTAGAGACTATTGACCGAGCCTCTGAGTCCTCTCTTGTTGGAAGAACATCTTCAGAACGGTAAAGCTCTAATACTCTTGTTCCTCTCTTACCTTCACTTAGTTTAGTTCCAGCAAAAGAGAATGTCGCAAATGGTTTCTTAACATCTGTGTCTGCTAGTACACCTGGAATAATTGTAGCGTTAGGTTGGAATCCAAACTGTAAGATATTCTTAATCCGAAGATTAGCTTTTCTTTTAATAGCTGTGTTCACGTAACGTGCTACTGTAGTTAGGATTGCTGCAACTCCTGCTGCTGCTTGCTGGATTTCAAAGGCAGTTGTTCTGTCTGCCCCTCCTCCTGCTTGTCCACTCGATACGTTATCTACTGAAGCTTCCTCCATGATACGTCGTGTGTACTCTAGGATGTACTGGTGGAATCCACTAGGTGTTGGGAACTGTAGCGGCATTACGGCACTGCTCAGTGCTAGTCCTCCTGTGTCAATTGAAGTTCTTCGTCCTGGTGTTAGGTAGTCATCTTCAAATCCATCGAACCCTGCTGTCAAAAGAGGGGTGAAGATTGAAAGGAATGACTGGTCCATCATCATGTTCTGTAGTACGTTAAGTACATCTGACATAGAACTCAATCGGTTTGGTGTTGACTTCCCATAGAAGAATACACCTAGTGGCTCATTGATAGCTGAGAAGAAAGGCATCTCCTTGTGGTTCCAAGGTAGAGGCTGTACTTCTTCATTAGAACCCAATGGGTTAATCCAAATACCGTTTGCTGTCATAATGAACTCATCATTCTCTGGGTCATAGAACCAGATTACTTCTACTGAACCCTCTCCACATTCTGAGGAAATGAAGTCCATGTAGTAAGGGATAGTACCTGAGCTTGTTGTCAAACCAGACTTCCCATCTACTAGTTCTGATTTCTTGTAGTGTCCATACTTTTGTTTGAACTCTGACAGTGGCATTATCTTTCGTCTGTGACTGTAAGGCTGCTTAGCTACACCCATGATTCCAACTGACGCTGGGTAGTATTCCTCAAGAGGAACCAGCTCAGCATAGAAGCTTGTGGTCTTGATAGTCTTTTCAGTAACTGTCATGTTGTCGCCGTGTCCTTTCACTACACGAATCTTTTTCTTTTTATACTCGATGTCTTCTACTCCAATGGCTGTTCCCTTAACTACAAGCTCTAGAATAAACATTGACATGAAGTTTTCATAGTCGTCTTGTTCTTCTGTGTACTGGTAGAGGTCAGTTATAATCTGAGCTCGAAGTGTATCTTCCTCTCCTCGTGGGATACCTGAGGCGATAGGTAGCTGTTCAACAATCTTACCTGCGATAGTGAGGACCTTGGTTCGGATGAATCCATCATTGAATCCTGCCTGCCAATCTTCCATTCCATCACGTAGATAAAGATTAGAGTTGAATCTTTCTACTGAGTCGTCAATCATTTCAACGAGAGTCATCCCGTCAAAGTATGCAAAGCTTCTGTCTCTTTCTTGCTGTGAATTCCGAAAGAGTTCTAGGTGTTTTGTTACAACCTCCATTTCTTTATCAGAGGGTTTGAATACTTCTCCATCAGGATAAAGTAATTCGTAAATCTTAATTGGGGGTTTCTTGTCTGGTCTCATAACTACTTGTTATTATTTAATTACTACTTGCTGATACATTTCTTTTGCAAGCTTGTAGTGTTCTTTATCATTTTTAAATTGATACACTCGAATCATAATTGCTTTTGATGCTTCGGTATACCCCTCTACGAAATTCTTTATCTTCCTTTGAATCTCTCCATCCTGTTCATTCTCTTGCATAAGCTTGAGTGATTCCCTGTATGGTGATTCAGTGTACCACACATACCCCCTGTGCGGCATCTCCTTATACATCTCGTGGACGTATGCTTCCTTCCAATAGATGCGGAAGAATCCATCTCGAATTCTTCGTATCTTAAAGTGCTTAGACTTTTTATGTAAGTCTCTCACCATCCTTCGGAACCAGTAGCTTCCCTCATTTTGAAAGGGGATACTAGCCTCGTCTTCGGATGTATGGGTTAAATGTTTTTCCATTCTTAGTAAACTTATCTTTGACAATTGCTCTTGCTCCTCGGATTTCTTCCATCCCTAAACACAGATACTCCAGTGCTGACCTGTGGTGTGATGTCCAGTCATGATTAGGAGTTACTGTTTTCACAGCATCCATACCATTGTGTCTTACCTTTGGGTAAGCGGCCTGTTCTATACACATACTAAAGTATTCATTGTCTGGGTTCTTGTTTAGCTCAACACCTTGTCTTACTCTCATCTTGACTGCTGTCTTTCTTGTTGCAAATACTTTCCAGTTGTCTTTCCAGTTCACGTAGATGCCATTTTCTTTTAGGATAGAGAACACAGTTTGGTTTGTTACTGATGATTGATTTCTTCCTGCTGGGTCGCCGTACACTGTACCACGCTTCCAGCCTCTGTGTGATTCAATCTTCTCTATCTCCTTTTTGTTGTATCGGTATTCATCTGAAGGAACTATGCCTGTGAAGAACGGAACAAAGAAGTCAATGGTCTCTCCAGTCTTATAAAAAGTATCTACTATCCGTAGCTTTCCGTCTACCAACTGTGACCATATGATTGCTGTTCCATCTTCTCTTCCCCAGTCACATCCTACATAGAGAGGATACCTCTCGTTGTATTCATAGTGACCTACTTCAGGCTGCCACTCTAGGTAAACCTTACCAGCTAGAGACTTCTCATAACTGAGGTCAATCTCCTGGGCCATGTTCTCTTCTGTGTTACGAGTCTTCTCAAAGTCATACCAAGTCTGGTCCTTAAGCGGATGTAGCTTCCATAACAATGAAAGAACATTGATTGTCCCTGACCTTAGCATCCAAAAGAAGTCTCTACCATTGGGAGTACTGTTGGCTATACGACATGATGTCGTCTGTCCACCTGATTCCCATGACTCTTTAGCGGTGTCCCAGAATCCTAGCTCATCGTAGAAGATGGCTGTCTTACGGGAACCTCGTCCGAAGTTTGGGTTCATTGTATCTCCTGATATAATGTTGTTGTTCTCTGGGTTAATTAGTTTCAGCTTAAGTCTGTGCTTTCTGTAAGAGAACCCTCTTGGCATTAACCACTTGGGCAAGTTCTTAAGTGTGAACTCTATCTTACCAAACAAAGCATCTTGGTTGACTCCATCGTCTACAAGCTTTTCCTTGTAAGAACCCATGAGCAAGTTGATACCATCATGGAAAGTCCAATACCATAGGAACACATAGACTAGCATCCATGACACACCCATGTCACGAGACTTCTCTACTAGAAAGTCTACTCCTCTATCCATGTGGTCTATGATATATCTGATTGCATCCTTCTGATAATCAAAGAGTACCACAGGTAAGAATTTATTTTTGCTTCGAGGGTCGAATGTCCAACAGAAGTTTTCAATAAAGAAAATGCATCCGTCGGCTGGTGACTCCAGGTTCTTGCAAGACTTGTATATCAAACCTTGAGCCATCGGCTGCTCTATAGCAATCTTGTTGTACTCTGCACGTTCTAGCAACCTTACCTTCTGGTCTGGTTCATTTAACCAGTCTAGATACAATTGCTTTCTGCGTTCAAACTCCGAGATGCTATCTACGTCCAAATCTATTTTCTCTTTCTCTTCCATATGGTTTACTTATTCTCCTCTGTATAAGATTCACGCATCTTATCTAATTCAGACATCGCTTGTTCTGATGACATGGTTAAATCTATCTTTGCATGTATAGCTATGTTCGATGTGGCTAGTCCATCCATCAACTGACCCTTGTCATACATAATACCAAAGGTTGTTGCAAGTGTGGCCAAGTTTATCTTCGATAGTGCTACTGGGTCCTGACTTAGCTCCAAGAGTTTCATGTTTAGCACTTGAAGGGACACATTCCTTGTATCCTTAGCTAATGCTATCATCTCGTTGGTGTCAAGCTTCATTATCTCCTGCTTGGTCTTCTTGGTCTGTCCAGGGTCTACTTCTTCTACCTCTCCTCTCTCTTCTCCTCTCTTCCTTGCCATGTACCTCCGCATCTTCTCAGCATGCTTTGCTTTGGAAAGTTCCTCAGGTGTGAGGCTCTCTGCGTTGGGAATTATGATAGGAACTGGCTTACGCCGAGGCTTTGCCTCCTTCTCCCTAGTTTTGTTCTCCATATGATTATGGTTTCTTAATCTAATTTGTAGTGAACTACTTGTTTTACTTATTATCTATTTTAAGTCTAAACATTATAACATACTATTATATTCTTGTCAATAGGCAGATTTTAAGCGGGCGGTAAGGGCATCTGGATACATTGTACCTGTTTGTTCCCAACACCTCTTAGGATTGACTGTGTGGCCTTACAGAGCTATACATTTACCTATACCACATGTAGTTTTTATGTATCCCCCACAGTTAGACTGTATCCCCCACATGTTAGATTCAAAAATCGTTAAATCATACAAAATTTGTTAGGGGTAGTTATATACATATTCCACGACGTTACCCCCGTACCCCCCCGTCCTTGACATGACGAGAAATCATGGCCTAATTATGACACACAATCTGTGGTAGTCAATGTTGACAGATGCAGTTATTCGTTGCATTCTATATGGGGCAGTATAAACTTGACAAGTTATTTCTTTTATGGTGTAGTGAGGGAGATGGGTATATACTATAGAGGTAATGAGCTACACTGATTGATTACATATATATAAGGTGTATTCAACTGTGGATAACTACCATGTACAATCATAAGGTTATAGCGTAAGGTGTAGGAGTGATAGCAGAGACTATCTATAACAAATAACAAATATATACATGAGTAACGAGACACTGAACAGCAGGCTAGTACAGGGACTGGATAAAGCACTGGAGAGAGGAGATATAACAATGATGCAATACGTTGATATGTTTTACACTCTCTCTAGGGGATAAGGAGCAATGACCGCCAAATACTACAGGCTTGACTTATAAAAAAGTATCCTGTAAGATAGTCGGCAGGGCTATGAACGGTTATCAAATAATCAAACATGACCATGAGCAAAGCAAAAAAGTACATTGAAACAGTGAGAGGAAGCTGGACATATAGAAACCCGTTGGTGATTATCATACTGGCACTGGTTACCGTCATACTATGGCGTGAGTACAGTCATATGATAGTGCTACCAACGTACGATAACAGCATAACAGTGGAACGAGTAGAATCGAAGACTGTAGCGTGTGACTATAAGTGCTTGACAATCATTTGGGTAGAGATGCGAACGCTAGAAATAGTAGCAGAAAAACAGGAAACTATATATCAAACGTCACGTATTGAAGCCCTGCTCGAAGCAAATGCACTTATAACACAGATTTAAGACTTTGCATAGTTGCACATAAATGAGAGTATGATAGTATAGTGACATAGCAGAAACGAACGACCGCCAAAAGTAGTTTATACCTAGTATATGCAATACGTTGCAAATACTATGGTGTACGGTACAAAGTACAATACGCTAGTGAATTTCAACACTTTAAAAATTAGACCATAAAAAAGGCATCATGCATAGTTACGAGAAGAAAAAACTATGATAAGATGTTTACAGATACGAATCAGTAACGGTGAAAACCACGCTTTAAGCAAGGTACTGATTCTATCACACGACAATTGAAAATAAAAAAGAATCGTACAGTAGCCGTATAGGCTACACCCTTAAAGGGATACGAGACTGAGCGCAAAAAGTAAAATATAGACATCGTAGCCTACTAGCTACGCGATACTATAAAGTAACGGCCTACTAAGTGGGTTACATGTAAACAGTTTCTAAGGCATAAAGCGAAATATTATAACCGTTGTTATATTGTGAGTACGGTAATTTATAAAATCATACATAAAAAGAATAGGCATATTTACACCACGGTAATATATTCTGTAGCTTTGTAGGCTAGAATATAAAGGGACACCAAACTGAGTAGAATGTAACAAAAAAAGTTAGTTTATTATTAAACTGTTTGTATTTAAATACAATTGATAATAATACTTTACTACCCGCCAGCGACACTATTGCATAATGCTTACATTGTGACGTGACCAGCGATAGTGCAGGTGAACATAAACACTAGCTACCCTAACAGGTAGCAAATGCGGTTCGCTATACGTTTACGTATACATTTATTATCTTACAAGTAAAAATAATAAACTAACAAAAAAAACTAACTGTTAGTATTGATACATGAGTAGCATGTCATAGAAACTACAGGCTCTCACGGGTACTGTATACGTGTTAAAAGGTAACAAAAAAACAATTAGTACAACAAAACGTATGGGTGATTCTGTGAATCGCCTACACGTTTAAGCATAGGAATGTTTAGGCTTTACAGTGAAAAGCCAGTAATACAAATATATATATGACTCCTGCTATAAGTAGAATGGTCAATATAAGACAATAAAATAAATAACTATCCTATGTTTAAACGTGTATATATACACGTATTATAAATTAAACTAAATTAAGATGTCACATTTTAACTTAGAAAATGCACTAGCAAACGCAAATGCGAACTTGTCTGAACGCCAGTCTAAAACAAAGTCGCTTTGTTATGTTCTGTATTATTCTAACAACGGCAAACAACCAGAAGGAAAAATGACGGGGTACACTATCAAACAGATTATTGGTGAGTTTCGGGAACTAGGCCAAAAGTATCGGTATGCTTTTATTACTAAGGTGAACAGCGACAAAACGTTGCGATTCTACGATAGCCACAAGCGAAAAACGTTCTTTTCTATGACTCGGACAAAGTCGGGTGTAGTAGTGGGGTCTTAGGGTTGCATTTATCAGTGAAGTAGTGTAAGATTATCATATGATAAAAACACACCAACGTAGCCAAGTAATGTACAGTCTGGACATAGGTAGTTCGGATAAAAACTTTAATAGTAAGCACCTAGCCATAGAAAACGTAGCAAGTGCTGTCAGCAGGCTGGTAGGCGGGTGTACTGTTATAGATTGTACAGGTTATTGGGCAGACGTAAAAAAGGCTGACCGCGAATCGTATGATGATGTAGGACTAGGTAAAGAAAACAATGTACAGCTACAGATTAAAGCTGAGTTACATAAAGAAGAAGAGCTTGAGGAAATTCTAGTTAGTACACTGGTAACTGTAGGTATAATATGGCCTGAACTAGGTATAAACTGGGTTTGTGGACATAAAGTAACAAAAGAAGGATTAACAGTATCGTTTAATTTTGCACTTGATGAAAACAGTAAACCATGAGCCGTCACGAGAAGTTGTAGCACTTATCAGAACTTTGGTTGGTCGAGCTGAGGTAGTTAGTTATGAACTTAGAAACAAACACGTAGTAGCTCATTTGCGAAACGGTTGTAGCTTCTGGGTTCTTGAGAACTAAACAAAATATTAGAGTATGAATATTGGAATGAGCACAATGTGCTGTGGCCTTAGATTTGCAGAGGGTGTAAAAGGAGAAGCAATAGAGGTTCTGAAAAAGTATATTATCGGCAGGAGAGAAGCTAGTGCACACACATATGTTGTTATGACATTTGTAGAAGATAATGCTTCGTACAAATGCAAAGAGTTTATTGCCCTCATACGAGAACTGAAACTTGGTTCTGTTATGAGAACTAAAGCAAACAGAAATATCAACCACGGTGGTTGGGGTGGCACTGGCGGTAATCAGTTGTGTGTGGTAGTATTAACACCAGACCACCAAGCAATGACCGACTGGTACCAGAAATTTGTAGACCCCGCTTATAAATTAAAAAGAATCCCATTTTAAAATGAAAATTATAGCAGTTTACGGTAGCTTAAAAAAAGACAAGTACAATCATGGTATGATTAGTGAAGCTGTAATGCTTGACAAAAGTACAGTAGTTGGTGACTTGTATTCTATGGGAGCCTACCCAGCGTTAGTTCAAAACAAAAAAGGCAAGACGCATGATGTAGAGTTGTATCATGTAAGTGAAGAAGAGTATCAAAGAATTTACAACATGGAAATCGGGGCAGGATATTTTGAAGAGAAACTATTTTTCTCTGTTCATGATGATGCTGTCATAGAAGCATGTGTATACTTTGCAGGTGAAAGATTGAAGGAGCATTGTAAGAAACACCGACCAATTATTAACAGTTATTAAGATTTATTAACGTACGTCTACTCATACTTCTGTAGTGATATGCTGAGGGGACTATTCTAAGGAGCTCTTTACTAGATTAAGCATTGTCCAAGTATCAAGCCATGATTTTTCACGGGCAGAGAACGGCTTGACTTATCAACAGCGAATCTTCGAGGTGCAAAGTGTTGATGTGTAGTCTCAAGTCCTGTAAAGACTTGACTTCGCTAACAGAAAATGCTACATTAAAGTCAAGTAAGTAACGGAAGTAGGAGTAGACGTATGTTATTATATAATTTATAAATTTATGAGACTATCATTTAGAAGTTTCAAGTCCTTAGGCTCAGACCCTGAGTTGTTCTTTACAAGAGACGGTAAGGTTGTACCTAGTTCAGAGGTAGTACCAAAGGAAAGCGAGTTTGTTACAAGAGATGGTTTCCAATTGGAGCTACACCCTAAACCTGAGAATTGTAGACAGTCAGCAGCTTATCAGATTGCCAAGTGTATTGGGATTGCTAATCGCTATGCTAAAGCATCAGAGTGTGAATTGAATTTCGGACTCGGCCATGTCATACATGACGAGCTTTGGAAAGGTACACCAAATGTTGACAAGCGTTTCGGTTGTAGTCCCACTGAAAGTGCTCAAGAGAAAAACCCTAAGAGGGTCACTGGTCTACGAGAGAGGTTCCGAGCAGGTGCTGGTCATATACACTTTGCTCTTGGCTATTCCAGTAATAAAGTACAGCCAGAAAACTATGACCGACTAATTCAGGTTATGGACATAGTACTTGGTAACACTTGTGTATTGATTGACCGCGACCCCTTGAATGTTACACGCAGGAAAAACTATGGTCGAGCTGGTGAGTACCGAGTCAAGCCATACGGTATAGAGTACCGTGTTCCTAGTAACTTCTGGCTACGACATTATGTTCTTTGGTCATTAGTATCACAACTAGGTAGACATGCTATGGACATTGAGTTGCAAGGTTACTCTGCTGAACTAATCAAAAGATTCGACATGCGAAAAGTTCGCAAGGCAATCAACACCAACAACTATGAGCTGGCACTTGAGAACTACACAATTCTTGAACAGTTTATCAAAGACCAGAATCCTTTGGGGACTAACGGAATAAATGCCACAAACCTTGAAGCCTCAAGACGGTGGTTGACATCAAAAAATCCAATGGCTAGTTTTGCCAGAACTGATGCAGGAATTGTCAAACACTGGTCTGCTGTGGAGAACAGAATACCAGAGGGTTACGAGAGATTCATAGCACGCAGATAATATTATGTTTCTACAATCAGAACGAAGGTTTGGACTAGAGATAGAGTTCTCTACCGAAACAGAGAAGCAACTAAATAAATTAAAAGGAGAGCTTAAAATTATACACGATGGTTCGTTGCGACCGCTTAGGTACGCTGGAGAATATGTCTCAGAGCCACTGCAAGGTGCTGGAGGTGAAGCAGAAGTTAAGAGGGCATGTGGAATACTGTTCAGTGGAGGTGCATCAACAGAAAGCACAAAGACTTCTATGCACATACACTTAGACGGCAAGAAAGAGGGTGGTAATCTACGCTCATCGAGGATTGCACCAAAGTTAGACATAAAGGTTATCGCTGTGTCGAACAGGATTAAGAAGGAGGTTAGCACAGCTACAATACTAGAGATAGTTTCAAGCAACCGTACATTGCAGGGTATAGATGGTGTCGTAAGAACTAAGATAGAGAACATTAACTACTACTCTAAGGTACAATTAGAAAGAAAGCCACGACTCAACTACACTTACTACTGGTTAGAAAGACCAGACCGATTTAAATGGTTGCAAAATTCATTTTACTTTTACACTCTGTTTTCTGACGTTATGGAGAACATTGTATCTAAGTCACGCAGGTACGGCAACATGTACTCTATACCTCTTGGTAATTCCTATGAGCTGGCAGATATTGCCAACTGTAAAACAGAAGACGATATCAAGAGTGTATGGTACAAAGGCCGCCAGCCAGGTGGTGACTACTGTAACTCACGTTATCACAACGTAAACTTACACTGTTACTGGCATAAGCATGGCACACTGGAGATACGGTCACATGGTGGAACAGTAGATGCCAGTAAGGTGCTACTGTGGCTACGGCTACACCAAACGATAGCAGATAAACTTGAGGTCATGGAGTTTAATGACTTGAAGTCTATGAAAGGAACACCACAAGAATTCCTTGCTATCTTAGATGACCAGCTTCTACAGGATTATGTCAAGAGATTATTCGGTTACTATTCTAATACTAAAATTAAATAAACTATGTGCGGACTAATAGCAATATGGTCGAAGAAAGGTAAGCCTGTTGGCCAACAGGTAATAAAGCTTTACAAGAAGCAAGACCACCGAGGTAAGGCTGGGTACGGTTACTTAGCGATAGATGATAAGGGTATGTTATTAGGTATCAAGCGTTCAAAGGATGAAGCAACGATGCTTGACTACCTAAAGGAGGAACAAGCATCCAACATTCTGTTTCATCATAGGTTCCCTACCTCAACAGAAAACACTCTAAATACTACTCACCCTATGCGGGTCAGTCATGCAGAGCTAGAGTTTGATTACATTCTTATGCACAACGGTAAGATTCATAATCAACACACCATGAACGTTGCTCATGGGAAGCTGGGGTATAAGTACAAGTCAGAGTATGAGGTGCAGACTATCAATGTGCACACTGACGGTAAAGAAGAAGTCGTATCAGTAAGAGCTGGTAAGTTCAATGACTCTGAGTGTCTTGCTATTGAGATGGCTCGTCACCTTGACGACAAGCTAGATAAGCTGGAGACCACAGGGCCTATAGCTTTCATTGCTGTCAGGCTACTAAAGGGGACAGACCAAGTTGTATCGACCTACTATGGTCGCAACCAAGGACGACCATTGACTACTGTTAAGACACGCAAGTACCACGGCCTTGCTTCTGAGCATGGTGATTCCATCAGTGCTATGAAAATCTACAGTTATGATATCGGAGACCCTCAACTGTATCAACAGGACTTCCCTGTAGATGAAGCTATGGATGTAAAGCCTGTTGTTCGTACGACTTACACACCAGAGAGACAAGAGCTAATTCGTCAGGACTATGCAAGTCTTGAGAATAGATACTACACCTACTCTGAAGCTTATGCTAAAACGATTCCAATGAACGCCTTTGAATCTGTGAACATTGATAAGGTAATGTACTATGTACCTAAGAAGTATCTTAAGTATCAAGACGAACGACAACCCTTAGACAGTAAGAGACTGTGCCCAGAGGAACCACCTAAGCAAAACTTTATGGGTTTCGGACAGAGACAGAATGAGCAGGACGAACTTGATGCACAAGAAAAGGTTAGAGGAATACTAGAAGACCTGTGCACCAAGCACGCAAAGCTCTCAACACAAAGGGATATTCTTAGTAACTCTCATGACATCGGTATGTTATTGGAAAAGAATTACTCTAACAAAGATAATGAGCTAATAGCTGAACAGCACACCATAGAGGAATCAATCTCTAAGTTGAACTGTTCACCCGATGATGTAGTTGAGATGCTTGAACTGTGTGAAGCGATGGAGGACTTTAATAACACATACGCTAACGCAAACAGATATGAATCCTAATGATGATATACAAATGCCTGATGTAGGACTGGGGAATATGAATAATGACTGGGGGGCAGTTGTGCACAATTTCAGAGAAGAACAATTGTTACGACATCAACAGCGAGCTGAGATGCAAGAACAAGGACAAAAAGAAAAGAAAGACTTGGTTAAAGAAACAATGAAGAAGAGACACCTCAATCAAGATGAGAGGAGACACTATCATAAACCAGAGAATGACTGGAAGGATACACCTAAGGGTGAGGTATGTGTCTCTGCTAACACCTTGAATGTAGATGATATTATTAAGAAGTATGATATGATAGTTGTATAATAAGATACCCTTACTATATGCTATAGGTTATTCTAGTCGGGTTATGTAAGATTATTAGATACACTTCTTTCCTCATCAGAGATGAGGTGAAGGTTAATTAGTACCACTATTATGAGATTACTATGATTCAGGACACAAGTTATTCTAGTCGGTATGATGTTTAGTTACCAGTGAACACTTCTTGTTAGGTAGACGCTACTGCTATCGGCCATCCGAACAGTATGAGTATAGTAATATCACTCAAGGTCTACGCTTTCCGTTCCGAAGAACATGGCGGTGCCTAGTCTACCCTAACAAGCAGGTAGATAAGACTTGGGGTTGTGGTGTCTCACAGATTATGTAGTAGATTCTACGCCCCCGATAATTTCGTCCCTATTCCTAATCAAAGGACAGAATACTAGTATATCATACTATTGTATTTTTGTCAAGCCCCCTGTCACCTTGACTCTAACTGGCCTATAACTAGGTTAAAGTTTATAAATTAAAAGCTTGACTTTTAAGGTCAAGTATGATACAATAGATGGAGCTTATATTTTTACTAACAATGCTTATCCTCGTCTATTACACACTAAGAAACTAATTATGTTTAAAATCTATCCGTATAAAGTAGGTTCACAATCAGCCCGCATTTTAAAAGCTGGCCTTGATGCTGTTATTATTAAGACAGAGAACTCAAGGTACCGCTATCGAGCAGGGCATACCGTTATTAACTGGGGTAACTCACGTCGTACAGAGAGAATGGCTGGAGTCCCTATGCTCAATCAACCAGAAGCAGTAGCAGTAGCTTCCAATAAGTTGATGACCTTTCAAGAGTTATATGAAAATGCAGTCCCAATTGTAGACTTTACAGAGGACAGGCACACAGCACAAACTTGGATTGAAGAAGGTGCTACCGTTTTTGTTAGAAACAAACTGACGGGCCACAGCGGTGAGGGTATCGAGGTGATTAAGCCAGTCGATATGACTGAGCATGAGCATGTTGCTGTACTCACAGATATCGCTGGCACACTTGCTGGCCACGGGTATGATGATTTATCAGAAGAAGTTCTTGGCCACCTAGGTGAGTTGGAACTCGTAGAACAAGTGGAAGTCCCAGATGCACCGCTGTATACCAAAGGTGTTGAAAACAGGGGAGAGTACCGTGTTCATGTGTTAAGAGGAGAAGTTATTTTATACCAGAAGAAGTCCCGCCGACTTGACGATGATGGTGAGGTGGAGACAATAGAGGGAGAGGAAGCAGACGTTCGTAACCTAGAGTCCAATTGGATTTACCGAACAGGTAATCTTAAGCGACTAGAACGTATAGAGGAGTTAGCAATTGACGCTATCGAAGCGTTGAAGCTAGACTTTGGAGCAGTAGATATCATTATGAATCAGGAGAAAGAGGTGTTTGTACTAGAGGTTAACAGTGCCCCTGGTCTAGGGAACACGGACTCAGTAGACGCATACACCACTGCCTTTAATAATTTAATTAACTAATATGTTTGGAATGAATAAGAAGAACACAATCAACCCACAGGTGCAGTCTATGATAGACACAACAATCAACAGTAAGCTAAAGGAAACATTCGCTAGTTTGTCTGACGGCCATAAGTCAGTCCTTGGTAATCAACGTGCTCAAGCAAAACTAATCGCAGACCTTATAGAATACACCGATGGCGTTGAGTTCCGACTCAGTAAGCTGGAAGAGTTTCTTAAGGTAGAGTATGTGGAAGAGCAAGTATCAGGGTACCGTAAGATTACTAAGACTAAGAAATAATCCAGTATGTTTAAACGATACCCTAAGGTACATCGTCTAGGAAAGGAGGAGACCGATGGTATATTGTCAGGTGATGTACACGTAGAGGAAAAGATTGACGGTGCTAATGCCCAGATATGGATAGAGGATGGTAAGATTGCTATTGGTTCACGTAACAACACACTGTGTAGTGACGTAATGAATCCAGTAGAGGGTAACAATTACTTCAATGGTTTCCTTGAGTATGTAGCAGGACATGAGGGTATCAAAGCCCTGTTGACTGAACGCCCAAGACTAAGACTTTATGGTGAGTGGCTTGTTAAACACACAATACACTACACTGAAACAAACTTTAAACACTTCTATCTGTTTGACATTTCACTAATTACAGACAAAGATAAAGAAGATTGTATGCCAAAGTATGATGTGAGAGATTACGCTAAGCACTATGGAATTAGAACACCTAACTACCACGGTATGATTACTAATCCAACTGAAGAACAACTGATGGAGTTCGTTGGTAAGTCAACCATTGGTGTAGAGGGTGAAGGTATCGTCTTAAAGAACGAGGAGTTCATTGACAAGTTCGGTGACAACACGTATGCTAAAATTGTAACTCAGAATTTCAAAGAGAACAACGGTATCACATTCGGTGGTAACAATAAGCACAGTGATACATACCATGAAATGTGGGTGGTCAATAAGTTTATGACACTAGCACGGGTGCAGAAGATAATGCAGAAGTTGCAACCATTAGAGGAGAAGAAGCTAGACCTTGAACACATACCACGTATCATCAACACTGCCTACCACGACATGTTGACAGAGGAGATATGGGCTATTGCTAAGAAAGTACCAGCCCTTGACTTCAAGAGGTTGTGTAATCTTTCACACAAGAAAGCAATTCAAATCTATAAAGATATTTTACTAGGAACTATAAGCGTAGCAGATACATATGAACAGACAGTTAGTAATGATGAAGGGATTACCAGCATCAGGGAAGAGCACAGTAGCTAAGGAGCTAGGTATACCAAGGGTCAACCGTGACCTACTCAGAGAAATGCTTAACTACGGTGAGTACTCCCCTAAGAACGAGAAGATAGTAGTAGCACTAGAGAAGAAAATAGTAAGCTTCTTATTTGCCTCAGGTAAACCTCATGTTGTAGTGGATGACTGCAACATAAATCCTAAGAACGAGGTGATGTGGAGAGAAGTTGCCAAAGAAAATATGGTAGAGTTTGTTATCAAAGAGGTTGACACAGACGTAGAAACGTGTATACTAAGAGACAGTCAGCGAGACAAGAGTGTTGGTGCTGACGTTATCAACCACATGGCCATTCAGTATGGTCTAAAGAAAGTAGAGGGAGATGTTGTGGTCTGTGATATTGACGGCACAATTGCTGATATCAAACATAGACTACACTATGTGAAGGGAGAGACTAAGGACTGGCAAGGATTCTTTAGTGAGATGGATAAGGACACAGTACGTGAAGAGGTGTACGGTCATCTCCAAGAACTTGAAGCACAAGGTAAGAAGATTATCTTTGTGACCGCCCGACCAGACGATTACAAACAAGTAACAAAAGAGTGGCTACGTAAGAACGTTCCACTGTCATCACCGTTCATGATGTTCATGAGACGTAAGGGAGACACCCGTGATGACACTATTGTTAAGGAACAAATCTACAACACCTATCTTAAAGACATGAATGTTACCCTGGTTATTGATGACCGTCCAAAAGTTATCAGAATGTGGGAAGAACTAGGTCTTGAAGTGATGGATGTGGGTAGTGGTGTTGAGTTCTAGAAGGCTCTGAGAAGCCTAGAATGGCACCGCCACGAGGTTTATTAGTTTAATAGGATACAATGTACCAATGGACTTAACAAGTAAGATACAATCGTTACAGCAAAATCTCAAAGTAGATTATACAAAGCCAGACCCTAAGAAGGTTGAGGTGATGATTAACAAACTACGAGGTAGCCCTGCTTGGGATTATCTCACAAAAGAACGGGGGTTCACAGAAGAAACTATCAATCATTTCCACCTAGGTTATGATTCACAGAAGAAAGCTGTGAGTATACCCCACTACAAAGACGGAGGGCTTATCAACATTAAGTATCGGTTCCTTTACCCTAAGGATATACGATACACAAGTGAACCTAACGCTGAACAATGGCTGTTTAACGACCAGTCGTTTGAAATAGCAAAGTCTAAGAACGCAATAGCAATTGCAGAAGGAGAGTTTGACTGTATGAGTTTGTGGCAATCAGGGATTAAGAATGTAATTTCCCCTGGGTCTGGTGCTAACTCCTATGGAACTTGGATTGAATCCCTTGACAAACTAAGAACAATTTATATTGCTTACGACAACGACGATGCAGGACAAACATCAGCGAAGGAGTTGGCACAACGAATCGGGTTAGACAAGTGCAAGAATGTGCTCTACCCTGAGGGTTTCAAAGATGCCAACGAATACATACAGAAACATACGGATGATGAGGTCAGGCAGTTACTGATAGAGTCACCGTTCTTGTATAAGTCTGAGTTCTCTGGGTTGGGTGATGTCATTGACAACATCTTAACAGACCCGATGGAGTACTTGGAGACACGTTTACTCCCTGGAGTTAAGTTGGAACGGGACAACCTTGTGGTTATCTCAGGAGAAACTAACTCAGGTAAGTCAACACACTCTTTGAACATGGTCAAGGATTTTGCAGAGCAGGGCATCCCTACTTTATTCTTACCAATTGAACGTGGTGTATATTCTCTAGGACGGAGGATGCTACAGATTCTTTTGGCTAAGACTCAGGAAGCAATGCAGTTTACTTCTAAAGAAGAGTGGGGGAAAGCGGCGATTGACTTCTCAAAGCTACCTATCTACATGTCTAAGCCCACAGTCCGTGACTTGGAGAAGACAATCATACGAGCCAAAAGACTCTTTGGTGTACGGCTGGTTATCATCGACCACATGGACTACCTCATCCGAGGGGCGGCGAATAAGGAAGCACTCATCTCTGAGAAGATGCACGAGCTAAAGAACTGTGCCGAACAGAATGGTGTGATAGTTATAGTTATTTCACACATCAACCGAGGTGCAGTACAAGCTGGTACTAGACCAACCATCAAGAACCTTAAGGGCTCTAGCTCGTTGGAACAGGACAGCGAGATAGCTGTCATGCTCTACCCTAATGAGGAGCTCAATGGGATAGAGGTTGACGTGCAGAAAAACAAGGGCCCTATGCGTAAAGCATTTTATAGAATCAACGTAGACACTGGAGTTATAGGGGAAGCTTACGACCCAGAAGACGATTACTAATATGGATGACCAACTGATAATAAGGTGTAGAGAAGTACCTATTCATAAGCTAGTGGGTGACACTAGGCTCAATAGGAAAGTAAAAATACTTTGTCCCTTTCATGCAGAAAACACAGCGAGTTGTAACCTGTTTCCAACAGGGGGATTCAAATGCTATGGGTGTCCAGCCAAAGGTAATACTATAGATTTTATAATGAAGCTAGGAGCAACGTTTGAAGAAGCAGTAGAAGAATTAAAAGTATATATATAAATTATGATTGTAACAATTGCAAAGGTAAACCGACAACTACGAGAAGGTATCAGTAAGAAGACTGGTAAAGAATACAGCTTCGAGAGTCTAGGTATCGCCCCAGAAGAAGACACACTAACAGACATCAATGGTGACGAGTTCCAAAAGGGAGACCGATGGCTTAATGGTATCTCTGTTGAGGGTGTCACTAATGACTGGGATGAAGGAGATAAGGTAAAGATTCTTGTCATT